GCCTATGGCTCCATCGGTTTTGAGCGCCCTGAGAACCTGATCCCCTATGCCGACCTGACCAAGGAGCAGGTGATTGGCTGGGTCAAGGAAGCTCTTGGCAGCGAGAAGGTGGTGGAGATTGGGCAAGCACTGCTGAACCAGATTGACGAACAGCGTCAGCCCACTAAGGCCGCTGGGCTGCCCTGGGCTGCTTAGTGCGTTGCTCTAGTCTGTCCGTGTTCCCGCTCTGCCTTTGGCATCGGGCTGCTCTGCCCAGCTTCGGTTGGGCTTTGCTGTTGCTGCAACGGGCAACTTAGCCATAGCAGACCTGCTGGCTATGACCCCAGAAGAACTCGCAGGCTTAGCCGTTGCGCTATTGGCTGGCAGTGAACTGCTGAGCTACATCCCTGGTGTTAAGGCCAACGGCTGGTTGCAGTTGATCCTTGCAGCACTGCGCGGCATCGCTGCTGCAGCTCAAGCTGAGCAAAACAACAAAAAGCGTCGCCGCTGATCGTGGTTGAAGTCTTGGCGGCCGTGATCGGTGCAGTCGTCGGCATCGGCGCTAGCGGCGTTGGCAACTTCATGCGCAAAGACGACGAAGCAGCTCGTGCGGTCATTCGCCTGACAGCAGCGGTGGAGCACATTGCCTCAGAGGTGAGCCTGCTGCGGGCCGAGGTCAAGGAAGACCGCCAAGAGCTGTACCCAAGGCTCAATGCGATTGAGCAACGCCTTGCTGTTCTGGAGACCAAAGCGTGAGCGCCATTCAGCTCCGGCAAGCCGCGAAGCACTTCAAGGAACTGCCGCATCAGCTCGCAGCGTGGGACTGGCTGCAGGGCCACATTCCTGATGGCGTGCTGGCGGAGTTTGCGGAGCTGTATCGCGCCGACCCGAAACCAAAACCACCACTGCCGGCTCCATGGGTAGCGCCTGCGCTCAAGATCATTCGTGAGTTTGAAGGCTGCAAGCTGGAGGCTTACAAGTGCCCGGCTGGTGTTTGGACTATTGGCTGGGGCACTACGCGGTTGATGGATGCTCCAGTGCGGGGCGGTGACAAGATCAGCCAAGCACTAGCTGATGAGCTGCTGCAGAACGAGGTTGAAAACCTCTTCGGGCCTGGTGTGCTGCATCTGTTGCCGCTGGCCAAGCAGTGGAAGCCAGAACAGGTCGCAGCCATCGTCAGCTTCTCCTACAACCTTGGCCTTGGCGCCTTGGAAGAAAGCACGCTGCGCAAGCGGCTATTGGCAGGAGAAGAGCCGTGCAAGGTCGTGAGGGAAGAGCTGCCGCGCTGGGTTCATGCCGGTGAAGCGGTGCTGGCTGGATTGGAGCGCCGCCGTGCAGCCGAGGTTGCTTTGTTCTGTGGTGAGCAACGCTTGCAGACGCCACCGCAGCAGAAGCCCAGTCAACCGCTGAAAGTGCCGTACTACAGCCAGCGGGATTCCACCGTGGCAGGACAGGCAAACCGCATGTGCTTCAGCTCTAGCTGCGCCATGCTGCTGGCCTACTTGCGGCCGGGAAGTATTGGCGGTGCGGCAGCGGATGACCAATACCTCAAAACGGTTTTGCGCTTTGGTGACACCACGGATGTGAATGCTCAGCTGAAAGCGTTGGCGCACTACGGCATCCGGGCCACTTTCCAGCAGAACGGCGGCTGGGATGATCTGCAACGGCAGATTGCTCGCAACGTGCCTGTGCCCTGCGGGTTTTTGCATCACGGCACTAGCAGCAAGCCTTCCGGTGGCGGCCATTGGCTCACTGTGATCGGTGTCACGACCGGTCACGTCATCGTCAATGATCCATTTGGTGAAATGGATGTAGTGCGCGGCACCTACATCAACAGCAAAGGTGCAGGGCTGGCCTACAGCAAAGCCAACTGGGGACCGCGTTGGCTTGTGGAAGGCACCCGTAGCGGTTGGTGCATCATCGCTGAGCCATGAGAGAACCGAACGTCAGCCGCCGGATTCAACCAGGCCTGTGGATTGTTGAACGGCCAACAACAGGGGTGAAGGTGTGGATGGCCATGGCTAATGGCATCACGTACATGAGCTACGACGAGGACAACACAAGGCTGTGGCTGAGCCGCGAGCTAGATGATCCAGAGCCTCCAGCTGCTGCATAGCTGACTGCCAAAATTAGGCATCAATACCCATAGGCATTCGTGCACGTGCGTGTATAGTGGAGGAGTCGGAAGAGATGGGCAGTGCCCACCACCGGCAGCACCTGAGATTTACGACTCCCTGCCGCTGCTGCAGACCAGGGAGGAGGCAGAGCGGATCTCCTAGCCCTACGGGGCCTTGAACCTTGAAAACTGAATAGCTCGCGGGAGTCGTCCCGCTCCGGTGGTGGCCTTCACCCGGCACCCATGAGTCCCGCCGGGGACTCAACCACCAACCGGAGATCTCATGGACGACATCACCCGCAATGCCCTCGCCCGCGAGGCAGAAACCGCAGCGTTAATCGCTGAGGTGGATGCTGCCTTTGAGGCGTGGAGCCGCTCCACCGAGCAGTTGCTCACGGTGGCCCAAAAGGCCATCGCGCTAGCTGACTCGATTGAGCACGATCTGGGCAACGCCCAGGCCGCGCTTGAAGAGTGGCTCTAAGGGCATCGCCCCTTCGGGGGCATCACTCCTGGGGGTCTCCATTCCTGCCGGGCTGGCGCTGGAAGCGATGTGCCGCCTGGCTCCCATTTCTGGAGACCACCAATGACCATGACTGTTCCCACCACGGCGCAAATTGCGCACGGCTTGGAGCGTGGCGCACGGATCGCCGCTCCGGCCATTGCGTTTGCGATCACCTGCATCGTGCTGCTGGCTGAGCTGGCCTATGCACTGGGCCGACTGACTGGTGAGGCCATCTATGCCCGCAATGAGCAGCTTGCCGCCTTCTGGCGCCACCTGTGGGTGCCTGCCGCTGTTGTCAAGACGCTGCCAAAGCGTCAGTCCAAAACCGCACCGGTCATGCACCCGCTGGCACTGCTGGCAAGTGAGCTACAGAGCTGCACCAGTAGCGAAGTGCGCCGCATCACCGGCAGTCGGCGCCGCTGCAGCAAGGCTGAGCTGGTGGCTGCCTACGTAGCCGCCTGAACCCCACCCCCAGGAGTGAGCCACACCATCAAGAGCTGTTGCTACGCGGGAGGACTGGCGTAACCAGCCTTTTGGAACATCAGACAAGCCAGCCTGCAATGCCATGGAAGGCTAAATCCATCACACGGCCGATCTCGTACCGATACGGCTCTTGAGTGCCCTTCTGCACTGCCTTGAACAGCTCTTGCAGGCCGCTGCTGCCGTACTGGTGGGCGATGCACCACGCGCAGTCACGCGTTTCCTCATCAAGCCGGCGGCGGGTTGTCGCCTTGGTGATCTCCAGCGGGTTCCGGCCATAGCCGTTGCCATGGGGGTTTTTGAGAACGCCGCGCTCAGGTGCCCGCTGCCACCGCTCACCGTGCCAGTGGATCAAGGCAACCGCTTCATCCATGGTCATGCCAATGAAGGCAGAACGCGGCTTGCTGGTGGTCGTCGTCATCAGATCAGCTGTTGTTGTGGGCGGAGAGTTTGTCGTTGGACCAAGGCGGTCAGTGTTGGGCATCGCTTTCATTGCGGCAACCCTTAGCCACCATCAGACACTCGTGCAGGATTTCAGCCTGCCACTGCTGTGCGTGTTCTGTGCAGTAGCCAAGTCCACATACACGCCATTTCATACCTTCTTCCGTTTCGACATACTCGATAGTCGGTTCTTCCAACGGAATACTTAGCCCAACCATCTAGGTTCCCGTTATGGCTTGGGGTGATTGGATGGTGCCCAAGCCAGGGCCAGAGCACCTGCTCACCCTTGAGCGTCAGAAACGTGCGGTCGAAAGCTACGACTTGGCTCAGGCTCAAGCGATGCTGATCAAGCTGTGCCAGCTTTCCATGCACCAAGATCTGATTATTCGAGCAGCTACGCAACGGATCGCAGAGCTTGAATGCAGTCTTGCCCTTGCAGACCGCCAAGCTTAAGCCGTAGAGCGGTCATGGCCCGCTTGTGCATATCCTGCGTGGCCTGACGGCTCACCTCAAGGTCTTTCCCAATCTCCTCAAATGGTGTGGGATGACGTGTGTTGTTGAAGTAGCGCTGCTGAATGACGTGCTGATGCTTGGGGCACAGATCGTCAATAGCCTCATGCAGGGCATTGCTGAACTCTTGGAGGTTATCTGGTTCAGGCTGGAGACTTGCTGGATCAGCCACCACATCCATGAAGTCGCTGTACTTTTCATTGCCTGGTATCTTCTGATCCAAGCTGATCACACCGGCATTGTGGTTGAGGTAGCCCAGCAATGTTTCCTTTTTGATCTTGCAGTGTTTAGCGACCTCATCAATGGGTGGCATCTTGCCAGTGTCACGCATGTGTTGCTGCATGTAGTCCATTGACTTGCGTATCACATCATTGGCCTGCATTGGCAGATGTATGACGCGACTGTGGCGATTGATTGCTCGCGTGATGCCTTGCCTGATCCACCAATAGCAATAGGTGCTGAACTTGTAGCCAAGGGCTGGATCAAACTTGAGGATCGCCGAGTCCAAGCCGATGAGACCTTCTTGAATCAGGTCTTCAAGCGTCAGGGTGCCGCAGTACTTCTTGTACTTGCCCGCAACGTTGACAGCCAGACGGATATTGGAAAGAAAGAAGCGATCACGAGCGCGGCGCCCCTTTTTGATGATGCCATTCTGTTGTTTGCTCGGTGATTGCACATCACCAATGGCAACCCAAGCTTGCACTTGACGAGCCAAGATGATCTCTTCGGCCGCAGTGAGCAATGGGTAGCGGCGTGAGTGCTGAATGATCCAATCAACAGAGGTGCCAGGCGTGGCCATCGGCAGCAGAGTGGGAGAGAAATGGCTAAGCTGTGTGCCTAGAACTTCTTTTGAGGGTCTAGGCGTTACCGTAGTGGCAGGCTGCGGTGAGGCCAGTGGTGCGTGAGCCCTGGCCACCTGCCACCCTTTTAATTAGACCGTGGCCAACGTGACGCCGTGCTCTTGGTCTTGGTATTTGCCTGCGCGTTTTTCGTAGGTGATGTCACACGGGTCCCCTTCAAAGAACAGCAGCTGACAGATGCCTTCATTGGCATAGATGCGGCAGTCGGCACCGGAAGAGTTGGAGAATTCCAAAGTGAGATGGCCGCGCCAGCCAGCTTCTGCTGGGGTCATGTTGGCGATCACACCCATACGGGCATAGGTGGATTTGCCAAGACAGATCACCGTGACGTTTGGCGGTACGCAAAGCTTCTCCAGCGCTACGCCAAGGCCATAGCTATGGGCAGGCAGCACGAAGTATCGGCCGCGTTCATCGCTTTGCAGCTCAACGTTGCGCAGGTTGTCTGGGTTGAATGCCTTGGGGTCCATGATCGTGCCCGGCACATGCTGGAACACGCGGAAATCTGCTGGTGAAAGGCGGATGTCGTAGCCGTAGGAGCTGCAGCCATAGCTGAGGACCTTGTGGCTAGCGACTTGACGGATGAGCGTGGGCTCAAAGGGTTCGATCATGCCGGCATCAGCACGGACACGAATCCAGTGATCGGCTTTGATCATTGCCCAGCCTCCCGTGCCTTCTTGGCCAGCACCCACGAAGCAAAGGCCACGATCAGGCTGGCGGTTTGATTGTGGATCGGTGCAGCGTGGGGGTAGCTGTCACGCCACCACTCAGCCAGCAGGTCTTCAAGCGTCGGCGTTGTTGTTGTCATCTGTTTTGGTGAGTAGGCCGGTGTAGGTGGACTTGAGCGGGTTGCCAGCGGGAAGTTGATCGCGGCCGCTGGCTGCGTAGGCAGCCTCTAGCCGGTCTTGAACGGCTTGCTGCTCGATGGGGTTGCAGTCAGGGTTCATCAGAAGGGCATCCCTGCAGGTACTTCGGCCTTGGCCTTTTGATCGCTAACGGCCAGCAGCAGATACTCATTGCCGGCTTTGCTGACGCGGGGACGCAGGTTGGCGCGTAGTTGCACGCAGGGCTGCCCCTTGTCGTTAACCACTGGGTTTTGGCTCAGTGCCCAGTTGTAGAGCTTCTCAATCTCTTCTACGGGTACATCTGAGGATGCCCAGTAGGCGCCTTCAGTTTTCTTGTCTTGGTTGCAAGTGAACCAAAGCGTGAAGGCATCAGGTGCGAAGTCAGCCATTGATGTTGAGAAAAGAGAAAAGGATTTAGCCCTGCTGTTCAATCAAAGAAGGCAAGGCCATGCCACGCCGAGCTAAATCACGCAGCGCGGCACTGGTGGTGATGTTGTGCTGTTTAGCGTGCTCGCGTACCAGCTCCAGCTCTGAGGCATTCAGCCTGGTGTTGATCGGAGCAGCAGGCTGACCGCTACTGGGATAGCGACGCGGCTTTGCTGTTGAAACGTCAGACATAATCAGTGAACCATTGGGTTGGATTGGAGACCAATGCGTAAAAGGTGACCTCCTGAATCCGCAGCGTTTGAGGTGTGTCGTAAAACTCTCTCAACACGTACAGGTTGCGCAGTGCAGTGTCGGCATGACAGTGCTGCATGGCCTGCAGTGGATGCTTAACCCATACAGGCCTGCCATCGGTGAGGGTGCCGAGGAACATGCCGTCGTCTTCTTGAAGAATCAAGTGCCTAACGCGCGTGATTGTGCGCTTGGACTTGCTTGATTTCTTCAAGGATCCGCTTGAGGCGGTCAACTTTGAGCACTGTGTTCCCGTATTGGGTGATGCGGTGCTCAAACGCGGCAACACGGAAAGCGTGGTCGATGTCAAGGCACTGGATGGCTGCATTGACGTGCTGCTGCGCAAACGTGAGGTGGTCATGCAGAGACAGCGGCAGCTGGTCGGGCGTTGATCCAGTCACTGATGAAATCGGCGTGCGCCTGAGTTTTGATGTAGTCACTGACAGGAACCTCAGCAGCGAGGCCAAAGCGTGCGCGGAAGGCATCAGCCAGCTGTGGCACCAGATCGGAGCCAAGGTCTTGAACGCGATCAAGCAGAGCTTTCTTGGCTTCTGTGCTGGGGCGGCCAGGGTTAGGGCTGGCAACGGGAGCAGCAGATACCACTGCTCTCTTGTGCGTACCCGTACCCGATTTGGCCACGGCTTTCTGCTCACTGCCGAAGCTGTCGCCGTCGTCGTCTTCAGCGGCCAGGTTCAAGATCGCCAGCAGTGCGTAGCGACGGAGGTACGTGGTTGCTGCACCAAAGGCGTGCAGGGCATTGCGCTGCCCTTCGGTTGAAGGCATCGGCAGGTCTGATGTGACCGACTCACCGCTGGCGTGCAGGAGCGTGGTGCGCAGCAACGTGCAGCCACCTTCAAAGGGTGAGAAGGTTTGAGTGACGACAAGGCCGTGCTTGCTCAACACAGGGCTGACAGCAGCGAGCACCGTGGCCAGATCGGCGTACTTGCCGTATTGAGCACTGGATTGCTTGAGGATGCGGCCCACCTCAGCGTGAAAGCCGGCGAGGGCCTGAGCAAGCGTTTGCAAGGGAAGCACCCCCGATGGACCCCATCAGTGTACGTGTACGTACAAGGTGGGTCAAGTGTTGCTGGTGATCTCCTGCAGTTCCTGGCTCAGATCCAGGCAGCACCATTCCTGCAGCGCAAGCACAGCGCGGTTGTGCCCTTCGGAGTCCTTGAGTGTCTCTAGCTCTTCTGGTGACCAGCTGCGCCAGCCAGAGAGCACCTGCTGAAACGCATCAAGCTGTTCAGGCGTCAAGCCTGCGCAGTGCTGCTTCAGTTGCCCCCATGCCTCGGCTTTGCTGAGACCGTGGCTGGTGGCATGGTTTTCAAAAAGCTGTTGCTTCTGGCTGCTGATCCGCTGTGCCAACTCAACGGATAGCAGCTTGGTCTTTTCCGGCGGTGGCCCGGAATCAAACTGCGGCGGCGGGTCCAGCTGGCCGATGTAGCAGGCAAAGAAGTCCACTGCTGACCACGGCCGACCGCTGGCATCGGTGATTGGCTCAAGGGCTTGAACGCGATCCATCAAGGCACGACTTTGGACCGGTCCGTAATCTCTCGCCGCCAGCCGCTGATTCAGGTACCCCAGCGTGGCGAAGAACCGTGGGCTGGTCTTGGGTTGGGTGCCGGCCCAGATGAAGCTGACGGTGTTGTTGGAGATCTGAGGGAGACCAGCGGCCTTAGCCCACTCCATCGGGGTCTTGGTGCTCCAGCCGCCGCTCCGCATCCAGGCCTTGATCATCAAGCCAAAGCGGACCCTGGCCTGCTCAAAGCGCTCGTCTTGGAACGGGGCAATCTCCATGCGGACCCATTACGTGTACGAACGCTAACCCCAGTGGCCAGTGCTGTGAAGCGCGCTGCAGCAATGCTTCTGACCGCTTTATGCAAGATGTGCATCCGCTGCAAGAGGTCTCAGCGCAAGGCAATCTGCTGCACAGTGCGGCACTCCCATCCTTCCCCCTCCGGCTTGTAGGTCGTGTCGATCAGGCAGTGATCAACGACCGCGAGCAGGTAAGCGTTGCGCTCGCCGTCAGGCCTGGCCATGAACGTGTTTTCAGCGCGGAGCAGCATCGCCTTGGCCTGATCCACCCTGCTCTGATCGGGGTTGCTCATCGCGGCCTCTAGGGCCTGCAGGCGACCCATGGCCTGCTTGAGGTCAGCTCGTACACCAGGGCTTTCCAGTTCGCTCAGCAGCGCTTCTAGCTTTCGTACCCGCTGGCGCAGGTTGACCACCTCTGCCGATTCAGTGACCAGATCACCACGGGTTGCGCCTTTGAGCGCCATCGCCTCAAGGGCTTCGCCCAGCTGGTGCAGCACAGCCATCTCCACCAGCTCAGCGCTGATCAGCTTGCGAAAGCCAGGGCACTCCCGCTTGGCAGCGCAGCGGAGGTAGCGGTACTTGGTGCCATTGGCCTTGTTGACCGTGCTGTGAGCAAGGGCATGGCCGCAATGGGCGCAATGACACAGGCCGGTCAAGGCATAGACCTTGTGGTTGGTGGTGGTGCCCCATCGCTTGCGGTTGGCCTGCAGGCGCCGCTGCAGCAGCTCTCCTTCCTCTGAACTGATCAAGGCCGGGAAGCAGTTGGTGATCAACACCGGGCCATCCCGTTTGCCGTAATGCCCAAGCAGTGAATGGCTGCGCAGCCACTTGTGCATCGTTGCGGCACAGCCGATCACCCCGTGCTTGGCGTAGATCCGGGCCGATAGGGCATCAAGACGGGCACGACCCTCCATGTAGTCGAGCACCACGTCGCGGGCATCGTCCCAGCGCTCTGGGTGCTGTATGACGCCGTGCTTGGTGCCTGGCTCTCGCATCAGGTGCCACGGCAGCTGCTTGCTGGTGAATGCAGGCACGCCACGGGCAATGGCAGCAGCTTGGCCGCGCTTGATCTTGTCCGACAGGTCGCGGGAATACAGCTCAGCCATCAAGCTCATTTGCTTGGCGCTGTACCAGCTCATGGCGCTGCCATGCGTGACCTGCAGGCCTGCAGCCAAGAACTCGACACCGTGCTGATCGCACAGCTGGATCAGCTCGGTCAGCAGCTCATCCTTGCGAGCGGCTCGGCTGATGTCTGTGGCCAGCAACCGGCTGAGGCGCCCGCTCCTGATGTCTTGCATCAAGTTCTGCCATGCAGCAGAACTGCGGCGCTTGTCGGAGCTGAAACCAGAGCCGACGTACTCGTAGAAGCGGGTGGCTCCTTGGCTGGCCAGCAGGTGGCGCTGGTTGGCTGGACTGTCCGATTGCTCGGCTTGGCGCTTGGTGCTGACGCGGATGATGGCGCCGACTTCGCCTGCAGTGACTGACATCTGACATGTCTAACATATCCCAGTCGCTTGAGATGCTGCGACTGGGATCCTGCAACTGCAATGGGTCTTTGCCGGGGCGAGCGCAGCGGTCAGCGCAGTGGCTCAAAGCACCGAAACCGAAGAAAACCCTACGTCTCTGATCTTGTACGTGTACGTAAGGACATGGTGGAACTCCGGGCACTTCACGCCATGGATCCACAAGCCTTCAGCCACATGACACGCAAACCCAAGCGCATGACCATCACGCTGCCCGACAAGACCTTTCGCGGCCTGGTGGAGCGCAGCAACAGGGAAGGGCGCTCCATGTCGAACCTCTCCGCCTTTCTGCTGGAGCAGGCGATGGACCAGCCGGGCCAGCAAACCCAACAGCACTAGCAGCCGTCTCAAAACGATCTCAAGGGACTCATGGCGCACCCCTTGCGGGTACGGGTACGCACCCGGTAATTTCCGGCAAATCCCGGCAAATGCCGGCGATCACCGGCAAATGCCGGCAAATCCCGTTAATCCCCGGCACATGACAAAGCGCGTTGAGCTGCGCCTTCCGCCCGATCTGGTGTTTCAACTCGAAGCCAGAAAACCCAAAACGCAGTCCCTGTCTAGCTTTTGCGCCCTTCTAATCGAGCAAGGGCTTGACGGGTCTGGTACTCTGGGAGGACCGCGCGCAGCCGGGACTCCCTCTACTTCTTATTCTAATGGTATTACTTCTATAGAAGTAAATACTGTTGTTACGGAAGCGGTAAACGCAGAGGCTGAGCCTGCTGAACCGTCTCAAAAGCGTCGCAAGCGCAAACCGAAGGCCGATGGTGGGCCTGAGTTCGAGGCCTTCTGGCGTCAGTACCTCGCGATCAAGCAACGGGCCAACGGTCAGACCAAGCCTGCTGCTGTTGAGGCTTGGGGCAAGGTGACCAAGGAGATCACCGCTGGTCAGCTGCAGGCCGCTCTGACCGCTGCGGTCAACGAGCAGGCCAGCAACACGCGATAACGGCTGGGCTGCTCCGTTCCCGGATTGCCACCGCTGGCTGAGCAAGGGCTACTGGCAGCAGCACGTCACTGGCACTGCTGCAGAAGCGGTGCTGGCTGAGCGTCCGAGCTTCACACCCCCGCCTGAGTTCCCCGACGCACCGTTTTGATGACCACCTCCCACAAGCGCGTTGCACCTCATCGCGACAAGACCTTCAGGCGTCCGCTGTTTGAGTGCTACGCCTGCAACGACAGCGGGCTGCTGAGCAATGCTGATGGCCTACTGCGGCACTACCTGCCCGACTACGACTGCAAGCCGGATGGGAGCCCTTGTGGCGGCCATGACCTAGCGCTGGTGTGCTGGTGCAAAGCGGCCTACAAGCAGCAAGGGCCTGATGGTCAGCTCTCGCGTGGTGGGTTCCGCGAAGACAGCGGTGCTGTGCGCTTGGTGCAGACCAGCAACGGACAGCAGGCCATCGGCAGTGAGCTGAGCAAAGAAGCAGCCCGTGAGCTGCACAGCGTCAGGCGTCAGCAGTGGGAAGCAGCTGAAGAAGCGATGACCGCTGCACGAGCCTCAGGAGAGCCGCCGTGGTTCATCACGGAGTCCAGGGTGGTCCTAGAGGCCTTACCGGCCTCAGAGCGGCGTTCTGGCGGCTTACAGAGCCTTGGCAGCATCCTCAGCGGCAAGCCTTCCTTTTGACCCCAAGCGACACCTGTACGTACATGAACTGGCTTGACCCGCTCCCCATCGACCACGACCCCAGTTCGTGGTCCTACTCACGCACTGATACCGGTCACCTGTTCCCGATCTCCATCACCGGGATCATTGGCGCCGTCACCCTCACCGATGCCGACCGCGACAACATCGAGGCTTACCGCCACATCTGGGAACCTCGCGGCAACACCGTCCACAGCTGCCTGGAGGCTTGGCTCAAAACCAAGGTGCGCCCTTCGGTAGATGAAGCCGGTGACTACGGCGATTGGATCTATCCCCTGGTTGATCACCAGATCTGGCAGCACTGCGACGTGATCGGGGCTGAACACCGCGTCTACGACATGCGTCAGAACTGGGCCGGCACGCTCGACGTGGTGGTGCGCTGGCACAAAGGCGGCTACGGCGTGCTCGATCTCAAGACCAAGAGCAAGCCAAGCAGCAAGAAGCAAGACGTGCGCCCTCAACTCGGTGCAGGCACCCGCGCCTTGATTGATCTGTACATCCTGTCCATAACTCGCAACATCGTGCTCTGGGCCTACCCCGGTGAGACGCACCCGGAAGGCTTTGAGGCGCAGGATTGCCTTGATGCCTGGACTGAGCTGTTTGAGCAGTACAAGCTGCGCCACCGCCCCTTCTGATCTCACCCCTTGACGGGTACGTGTACGTACCTTATGCTTTGAGGGACAGGCGGCGCTCCCATGCCATCCACCCTCTGCACTCGACTACCCAACGCAAAACCCATGGACTGGGCCGAGCGTTACCTCTTCAACAGCACCCTTCTCTCTGATTGGTGCCACGAGTACGAACTCGACGAGATGTACGCCACCTTTGAAACGGCTGGCCTTCCCTACACCGTCCAATTTGTTCCTCCCGCCGCCGAGCGTGAGCCCTACGACTGGGCAGACGAATGCCGCTCGGCTGAATCCCGCAACTCTTTTTCGTGATCGGAGCTTGTACGTGTACGCACCCGTTCAACTACAGCAGCTTCTAGACGCTGCCATCACCTCAGACGCCAACGAGGAAGACGCCACCGACTTCCTTGACGACCACGGCATCCCCTACTTCACCCACAACCGTCAATTCCTCATCGCCCTCGCCTACCGCAATGGCTGGCGCCCTGACTCATGACCTGCACCTTCCGCGTTCAGTTCATCTCCGCTCTGGACCGCGCCCTGATCCGCAAAGGCGCCGAAATCCTCCCGCAAGAAACAACACTCGTCGCCCCATCCGGTTGGGAACCCGACGAAGTGGCCGATGCCTTTGAAAACCAATATCCCGGTTCAACTGTCCTCCACTGCACACCAGCCTCATGACATCCCAATCACGCCCTGACATGACGCCATGCGTGCGTTATCGCGCCTGGCTTGCTTGCTCTGGTCGCATCACAGGCCCTGAGTTTCCTTCCAACCCATACGAGTGGGCATACCTCCGCGAATCTATTTGTCTCTACAGCAAGTGGGTTCATCAGATGTGGTCCAACTACAACCGCAAACCCATGCCAGAGCCGGCCTTCTCTGGTTTTACCGATCAAGCCTTTGACAGCTGGTTGCAGCGCATCTACCTGCCTTCTGAAGTCTGACCCAATGACATCACCGACCCTCCCTCCCTTCATCACTCGCACACCACGTCGCGTCTACGCCCGCACCGTGCAACCAACACGTCCTCCACACCGCACACCACAACAAAAACCATCCTTCCTTGAGCGTCATGGCGACACCATCACTTTTATCTGGACCTGCATCCTCATCGCTGCTCTCGTCTACACCGCCTTCTCTTGATCCCCTGCTAGAAGAACTCACACACCTAGCTCAACGTGAGAAGGAAATCCAAGCCCGACGCCAAGAGTTGCTTGACCTACTGGATCATCTGGTGGAAGCGGGCGAAGCAGAAGAGTCGCTTTCGTGGAACGACTGCAAGATCACCCGTCGCACCCGTAAGTCCTACACCTACCCTCCACACATCCTTGAGCAACGCGAACAGCTCAAGGCATCCGAACGACTTTCACTCGCCTTGGGCGAGGCCACGGTAACCATCAAACACTTCTGGGAAATACGCGGCGCATGACCAAGACCAAACTCAAGCCCACCAGTCTTCCCGTTGACCTCAACGCTTACCAACGGGCGATTGACGCCGCAGCACGCACTGTCTCCGGCATCCCACGCCAACAACTCGAAGCCATCGTCGCTGCCGTGATCACCACCATTGGCAAACCGGCTGCGTAGATCTACACACTTCTATGTCTGAACTTTCACCCACTACTCAAGCAGTGCTGGACGCTTTCCGTTCCAGCCACACCGGCCAAGGCTGTCTTGCCGCTGCCCTTCGCGCTGCTGCCTTGTACTGCAAGCGTGACGCTCTAATCCTTCTGTCTCTCGCTGACGAGCTTGAGGGCCATTGACTGACCAACAGATCATCCAAGCCGCTCTTGATGCAGGTCTCTGCTTCCCAGACTGCTGGGCACTGACCAGCCCCCGTGACCCCACTGAAGACATCAGCGACACCTGGGGCAGCTACGAGCAGCGCAAGATGCAATCGCTGCGGGACTTTGCTGAACGGATCAAAGCCTTGTAGTCAAACCCACTTCTGGTACGGCAAAACAAGTCATGACGACACACCGGCCTGAATACCAGCCCTGCAAACTCGTCTCCCTCTGCGGTCAGTTCCTCACACCTAATGGCACCTTCTCCGAAGACCCTGCTCGCGCACTCACCGCTCAACGATGGTGGCTTGAACGCGAACAACGACGCATCAATACCCCCACCATCATCCTCCGCGCCTAACGGCAACCTCAAGCTATTGGATCTGTTTTCAGGCATTGGTGGCTTTTCCTATGCAGCTGAACAAATTGTTGGTGGCTTCACCACTGTTCAGTTCGTAGAGCGCAATCTCTACTGCCAACAGATCCTTCAAAAGCATTGGCCTCAAGTGCCGATCCACGATGACATCTGCACCTTTGTGCCTGAACTGGGATCAGCCGACGTTATTTGCGGTGGATTCCCCTGCCAAGACATCAGCACCGCTGGCAAGCAAGCAGGTATTAAGCAAGGCACTCGGTCTGGTCTCTTTTACGAACTCATCAGAGTCGTTCGCCTGGTACGACCGCAATTCGTTGTCCTGGAGAACGTCGCAGCGATCCTTGCTAACGGACTGGACACCGTTCTCGGAGAGTTGGCCCAAGCAGGGTTTGATGCGGAATGGGCGTGCATTCCGGCAAGTGCTGTGGGCGCCTGTCATCAACGAGACCGCTGGTGGCTTGTTGCCTACGCCAACGACAAACGACAGCCAGAACAGCAGTCTCCCACCATCACAAGCCGAGCGGGACGGATTGGCTGGAGCGATGCTCCGAGACGACTCAATCCAAACTGGCAAGGGTATGTATCTAAACCCGTGCTTTGTAGAGGAGATGATGGGCTTTCCAGTCGGCTGGACCGTTTGAAGGCATTAGGTAATGCCGTTGTCCCACAAGTGGCGACCATACCTCTGCTGAGGGTAAAGGAGCTGGCCAATGTCCGCTGATGCCATCACCTTCAACGTGATCGGCATGGAAGCCGCCACGCAAGGCAGCAAGCGTTCAGTCGGTAACGGCATCCTCCTTGAAACCAACAAACGCCTTAGACCCTGGCGACTCCTCGTCACTGATGCCGCACTCGCCACCAACTACCCACTCACCAACCTCCCCGTCTCAATCAGCATCACCTTCCGTTTCCTTCGACCCAAAGGCCACTACAACAAATCCGGCCTATCCACAAAAGCTCCGGCCCACCTAACCTCTAAACAAAAAGGCGACATCGACAAACTCTCCCGTGCCGTGCTTGATGCCCTCACTGGCTCACTTCTTCTTGATGATTCGCAGGTGGTTCAGCTGGCTGCCCATAAGCGCTACTGCACACCAGAAGAAAAACCCGGAGCCCTCATCACCATCATTCCGCTGGCAACCTAAACCAGCGGCACCCTGTGCCATGGAACCCTGGTCAATCGTTGCTGAAGACCCATCAACCGGTGAACCGTTCGGTCTCGTCCTTCAACATGACGTAGATCCAGAACTCGCCGAACACATCGCTCGCAACCTCCTCGCTACCTTTCGCCTCACCGGTGCCTACCTCCCAACTAACGGCACCAAGTCCCTCAAAGGCCAATACCTTTTCCTCTACACCGTCTCCCCAGAACCCATCCCCCGCTTAGCCACCATCTGGGCACGCTCCTTTCAAGACGCTGAAGACAAGCTCAATATCCTCGCCGCTGATGGCACCCTCTTCATGCCGACCTCCGGTTAAACTCTGGTGATGGCAAAAGAGCGCGGTCACTACAAACTAAACGCCAGCTTGATTGAAAAAGCTGGCAAACTCGCAGCTCTTGGTTGGTCTCAACGTGCCATCGCAGAAGCTTGTGGGGTTGATGAGTCAACTCTCCGTATGTGGCTCACCAATGCAGAATCTGAAAGCGCAACCGAACTGGAATCAGCGCTTCTAGCGGCTATCCAAGAGGCCGCCACAGCAGGCGAAGAAGCCCTCGTCGCCAAGATCGCCCAAGGCGATACTCGTGACGCTCAGTGGCTTCTCACGCACTCAGCACGTTGGCGTGATCGTTGGTCTGACGCAGCTGCTACGCGTCGTGAGATCAGCAATACCCTTGCCACCGTCGTTCAGGTCATTCAGCAGTCAGGCCTGACACCTGATCAACAGGATCAACTCCTTCTGCGAATGCAGGCTGCTGGTCTTGGTGCACCTAGCTGATCCGCTCAGCGCAGCACGCGCTCAGCTTCAACTGCAGCAGCGCGGTATTGCTAAGCACGACGATGCAGAAACGATCCTGGCCCGCATTCGCCAAGACCTGCATCCTGGCCAGCTCGCCTTCGTCGAAGACCAAACCACCGAGATCCTCGGCATCTCTGCCGGATACGGCGCAGGCAAAACCCGTGCCCTAGCCAGCAAAGCCGTCCACCTAGCAGCCGCCAATCAAGGCTTCATCGGCATCGTCATGGAGCCGACCGGCCCACTGATCCGCGACATCTGGCAAAACGATTTCGACGACTTCCTAGAGGCCTACGACATCCCCTACACGTTCCGTGCCTCGCCGCTCCCGGAATACGTCTTGCACCTACCAAGCGGTGACACCAAGATTCTGTGCCGCAGTTTTGAAAACTGGCAGCGCTGCATCGGCATCAACGCTGCATGGTGCCTCTGCGATGAGATCGACACGGTGCCACCGTCCACCGCCAACAAGGCCTTCCCCAAGATCCTTGGCCGTCTTCGTGCCGGCAACGTCCGTCAGTTCGGTGCAGCCTCCACACCAGAAGGCTTCCGCTGGATGTGGCAAACCTTCGCCTCAGAAGAAACCAAAGAACGCGCTGATCGCAAGCTGATCAAGATGCGCACGGCAGACAACCCCTATCTGCCGGCGGACTTCATCGAGCGCCTCCAAGCCAACTACGACCCGAATCTGCTGCAGGCCTATCTCAACGGTGAGTTCGTCAGCCTCACCACCGGCCAGGTGTATGACCGCTTCAACCGTGAGCTGAACGTCCAGACCGTGGACTGGGATCCCGAAGAGCCGATCCTGCTGGGCATTGACTTCAACGTCGGGAACATGAGCGGCGTCTTAGCCGTGCGCCGTGGCCGCGAGCTGCACGTCTTTGATGAGATCACCGGTGCCCATGACACCGATGCCCTCGCTCAAGAGGCTCGCCGCCGTTACGGCAAAGCACGCATCCTGGGCTACCCCGATGCGTCCGGTGCCAACCGCAGCACCAATAGCTCCCGCAGCGACATCGCCATCCTTGAGAGCTACGACATCAGCAACATGGCACCCTCAGCCAACCCACCGGTGAGGGACCGTGTGGCGGCAGTGCAAGCGCTGCTGGAGAACGGCATGGCCGAGCGCCGCCTGTTCATCGACAAGCGCTGCAAGAAGCTGATCGAGTGTCTAGAGCTGCAGAGCTACAACGACAAGGGCGATCCCGACAAAGACGCCGGCTACGACCACATGAACGATGCGCTGGGCTACATCGTGCACCGCTGCTTTGAGGTGGGCCGTGGCCACAGCGGTAAAGCAGTGCGCAATCTGCGCATCTACTGATCGGCTGCTTCTGCTGTGGGCAGTGGCGGAAGGTTGCGAAGCCCGTGTTCAACGAGATAGCAACCCAGCGAGCTGACCGTGCGCTGTTCTTGCTGTGCGCGATGGCGTAGCGCCTCAGCCACTGACACTGGCATCACGATCTGAACCCGCACCCCTTCCGCCATAGTCTGATCGTGGTATGATCTCACTATGAGCAGCTTAGGCTGCTTTGCCCCGTCCGAAGTGGTGGGCGGGACAAACCGGGCTCCTATCCCCGGTATGCCCCTGGCCTCACGGCCAGCCACGTTCGTCCAGCCGGGAGGTTGGTTTCATCATGCTTGAACACCGGTAACGGCTACTACCTGTCGAAGGCTTGGCAACGTCGCAGACAGCAACGTCTTGATCTCGATGGCTACTGCTGCCAAGGATGCGGCATCACTGCCGTGCAACTAGCGCAGCTTGGTTGGCCATCCCTGCAGGTTCATCACAAAAACGCAGGCCCACCGAACTACTCGTACCCGTCATTCGGCAACGAGCAAATGTCAGACCTTCTGACGCTCTGCTCCGAATGTCATGACGGTATTACCAACTCAGTTCGACGCCAGCGCTTCAAGTTGGATCCTGCCAAGCGCGTTGATGCGGTTCACGTCGCCACGCCTTCTCTAACGGTTACACCTACTACACGGAGACAACGTGTCCAACCTTCCGACTGTTCAAATCCGCTTGCAGGGCGTGAGCCCACTGTTGTGCCACAACGGGCAAACAGCCGATCCGCGCAATACCTACGCCAAGGCGATGAAGGCGGTCAGCAGCAAGCGCAAAAAGACTGACGCCGACTTTGATGAGCTGGCCCGGCTTGAATGGCTTGCAGGCCTGTACCGCTTTGGTGATGAGCTTGTGATTCCCGACTACGTTCTGGAGTCCACCATGATCAACGGTGCCAAAAAATCCAAGCGTGGTCCGCAGGCCAAGTGCGGTCTGTTCTTCACCGACCATGCCGTGCTGGAGTTTGAGGGCAAGCCAGACGCCATAACCGACGACACATTGGCAGAGCTTTTTGAAAGCGGTGCCTACACCCACACGGTTGGTGTGCGCGTTGGTATGTCAAAGGTCATGCGGACGCGGCCAATCTTTCGCGACTGGAGCTGCATTGCAGCTGTTCAGTACGACCCTGATGTGCTGAACCGGCGCGACCTGGAGGAGATCGCCGTCGACGCCGGCCGGCTGGTGGGCCTGGGGGACTGGCGTCCGAAGCATGGCCGCTTCACCGCCGAGGTGTCAGCGGTCGCGTGATGCACTGGGCATCCCTCGGGTGTAAGCCCCAGTGAGGCTCGGCTTGGCGGGGCATGGCGAGGTACGGCATGGCAAGGCCGGGCATGGCGAGGTATGGGTTGCAGACAGCAGCACGGAGGGCTTCGGCTCTCCCTGCTGTTCTCTCAAGAGCAGTTGTGGTGTGGTTCCGTGCGATTCGGCGGGGCAGTGTTCGCTGCGTCAAGGCAAGGCATGTTCCGGCCTGGTGTGGGCTGATCTCAGCACTGAGCCCTTCGGGGCTCTCTGCTGGGTTCGTTGAATCCAGTTATGGCATGGTGAGCCATGTTGAGGCCTGGTGACGTGGGGTAAGGCGAGGCCTGGCAAGCCGTGGTCACAAGACAAAGAGGGGCTTGTCCCCTCTTTTGTTTTGTCAGATGTAGGCGGAAAGCTAGAACTAAACGCTGCATGTATTCAGCCATCACTGCGCCTCGGACCCTGGACTCTGGGCTCCTTACTGTTCAGGATCTTCAGGTAAATGACCCCAGTAGCGCATGGCGACGGATGCAGTCGCGTTGGGGGCTGATTGAGGATCTGATCGGCGGCACATTGCAAATACAGGCTGCCGGCCGTACTTATCTTCCCCAAGAGCCAAAGGAGTCAGATGAAGCGTATCGAGCGCGGCTTATGCGCAGTGTTTGCCCTCCATATTTCAAGAATATGGAGTCCATGCTGGCCGGGATGCTG